GGGGAGAAGAAATTATTCCAAATTCTTATGTAATTACAGAGGGCAACAATCAATACAACGTATATAAGTGTATCAACAACATGCTGTACACAAACGATACTGATACCGTAGTACAAGTTGCATCGACTGTCAAACCATCGACTACTTCCACAACTATTATGGAAACAACTAGTGATGGATATATTTGGAAGTATATGTATTCTATCGCTCTAACAAAATCTTTGAAGTTTTTAACCAAAGACTATATTCCTATTGATACTATCATGTATGACCCAAATGCTGGTGGTTCGACAGCAGAGGATATTCAATGGGCAGTTCAGACTGCTGCTGGTGGTCCTGCTGCAACTATTGGTAAAATTAAACATGTTAAGATTCTACCAAATGAAACTGGTGGAGCCGTGGCGGGTGGTATTGGATATTTACCTAATATTTTGAGATCTGGATTTACTTTCGATGGTTCTACAACTATCTCTATTCCAACTATTGAAAATGTAACTAATCAGGCCTATAAGGGATATCACCTTATCAATACATCATCTAGTCCGATGCAACAGTTTGAAATCACTAATTGGGCGGTTTCTGGAACAACTGCAACCGCAACATTAAACGGAACTATTTCCGCTGCAGCTGCACAAAGTTTTATCATTGCGCCCGGTATAACAATTTCTGGTAATGGTACAGGATTTAAGGCATATGGTATTGTAGAAAATGGTGGTGCCAGTGGCAAAATTTCCAAGTTTCAAATTTCTGATGAGGGATCGAGTTGGACAAATGTAGATAATGCAACAGTGTCCACAAATGATCTCCCTGCATTATCTGGCGGAAATCCAAATGTTAATGCAGTCAAAGTAAAACCTATTATTTCCCCAGAAAAGGGACATGGTTGGGATGCTGTAGAAGAAATGGGTGGTTATTATATTATGATTGCAATGAAGCTTGAGTATGACGAACAATCCACTAGACTCAATTCTGCATCCTCACCAGTATCCACTACCAAAGTTGTATTCCCTGTATCTGGCACACAATCAGTATTCCGACAGATTGCGATTCTAGCAGATCCACTAGAAAAAACTACGTTAGATCCTTCAACTGAAGAATCTTATAGAGGACCACAACATCCAGATTTTGGTACTTCTGATGAAACTACATTTGATGTGGAAACTGGTTCTGGTAAAGTTCTGTATACAGAAAATAGACAACCAGTATCACGCGCTATCGACCAAATCGAAGATATCAAAGTAGTCTTTGAATTTTAATTCTGCCTTAATGAGAGAAAACAAATATGACTTTAAATCTTAATGTCACACCTTATTTTGACGATTATGACGTAAATAAAGGTTATCTACAGATATTATTTAAGCCGGGCAATTCTGTTCAGGCAAGAGAATTGACACAAATACAAACTGTGTTACAACAACAGGTTTCGCATTTATCTGATCATTTCTTCAAAGAAGGTGCAATGGTAATTCCTGGCCAATCTGCATTGGACTTACAGGCAGGATACGTCAAAGTTGATTTAGTTGGTTCTTTGTCAAGTGCCGCTGATTTTGTTGGTAAAATTGTACAAGGTAAGTCTACAGGATTGAAAGCCCTATGCGTCCATTATATAGATGCAGAAGATTTGAATTCCGATTCTGTTATTGATGATGTCAATGACGAACCGACAACTTTATATTTGAAATATCTAGAAGGAGCTCCGGCATCGTCCACAGTTGTAGATTCTGATGGTGATGGTGTCAATGAGGCAATTTTAAATACTACGCCAGGCACTACTAGTTTTACAGTTAATGGTGAAACAGTTACAATTGCAGTAGGTGCTACATCAACTTTTGTTGAAGGTGAAACATTATTTACATCTACTACTGATGGTTCAAATATGCAGGCTACGGTTAAATTGAATACCGCTGTTGTCAGTCCTATTGGTGTCGGTAGTATTGCATTTATTGAAGAAGGTGTTTATTATATTCAAGGCAAACTTATTCGGGTTGCGCCTCAAAAAATTATTCTAGACAAATATTCCAGCAATCCTTCTTATAAAATTGGTTTGGAAATTGTAGAATCTCTTACCACTTCAAGTGATGATACTTCACTACTAGACAATGCATTGGGTACTGCAAATAGATCAGCGCCCGGCGCAGATAGATTGAAGATAACTTTAAAGTTGACAAAACGTGCGATAGATGTTATAGATACTACAAATTTTGTTGAACTTATTGTAGTAGAATCTGGTGCTATGGCAAGTGTTGTAGACACCACGATATATACTCAGTTGATGAAAACACTGGCCAGAAGAACTTTTGATGAATCTGGTGATTATACTGTGACCCCGTTCATGTTAGATATACGGGAATATCTTAAAGAGAACCAAAATCAAGGTGTATATACTATGCCTGATTTTGTTTTTGATACAGAAGTCGCCGCAAGAAGTTTTGCCCTTTCGACTTTCCCAGATGATGTTGGTATGGTAATTAATGGTGAGGGAATGGCCCACCAAATATCTGCTTCTGATTTAATAACATATAGTACACAAACTCTGGATACTACTGCAACAAAGTATTATCCTGGCCTAACACACGACAATTTAATTGCTGCCGCAAGAGATAAAATTGCAATCGGTGTTGAATCGGGTAAGGCATATGTTAAAGGTTATGAGATACAAAGAAAACCATCTTCTAATTCGTCAAAATATGTAATGTATGATAAGTCTAGAACTAATTATCAAGTGAATAACGAGTATATTCCTGTTGATCTTGGTACATTTGTATATGTCACCGATGTAAAGGGGTTGCCGAAAATAGACACTCAGGTAAAAATCGTAAATTCTCATATTGGTTCAGCGGCAAATAACGATTTTGTTTCAATTAAATCAGATACTACAGTACCAGCCGATTATGAATCTGTTATTGGATATAATGAAGATAGTGTATTTTTCCAAGGTAGTGGAACTAGTTTAGGTACAAACACATATGGTATTGATGTTATCGCAAGCGCGAAAGTAAAAGCAGTTGAATATTTTAAAGATTCTGCTTCTTCTGCAAAAATAAACGCGAGTACGACATCATCATTTGCCCCACCTCAAACATTTCAAGAAACAGGAATTTGGAAAGTATATCTATATGATATAAATTATGAAAAAAATCCAAGAACTAGTGTAGAATATAGTATGTCAGATGCAAGATCTATTGTTTCTGAAAGTAAAGCTGTCGCCAACTATTATGATTTTGGTGCAAATATTCTTACTAAATTGACTCTTATGGATGTTGCAGGAACTTTCACTAATAAATGTATGTTGTATGATAAGTACAATACAAATGTACGGGCAATAAATTATCATTATAATTCTTTCACTGGACTCCTACTGATAAAACAATTAAATGCTGGCAACCTAACATCGGAACCAACAGGATTTTTGCCTAGTAATGGATTTGTTTTGAATGAAGTATTATTGGAAGCAACAGGGGTTGCATCAAATGGTACTTTTCCTAGTGGTACAGGCGCAAGTACAAATAAGATTAGTAATGGAACTGCCTCTGGTAGATTGTTTAGTAAATCTGTCCTACAAAATCCTACAGGTAGTAGTGTAATTCCAACTGGTCATAGGTGGACACAAACTATTAGAAATGTAGATGCGATCAGTGGAAATTCTACAGTAGATACTCAATACTCAGTTATGAAACAATTTAGTGCATCTGCATCTTCGTCTTATACATTTACATTATCTGTAGATGGAGATAATGTTTTCACTAATCAAGAAAGTCTCTATACTGTCGCAAAAATTCCATCTGCAAGTGGTAGTAATGCCGGATTAATTGGAGTTCCTACTACTTTTGCATATGGCGCAAGTATGCAAGAAGTAGTCATAACTATTAATAGTATCGGTTGGGCTAGTGGCGATGCAGCAACTATAATCGCACCAGTTAAGAAAAAAGTTTCTAAAGAAAAAACAAAAACACTTATAACCAATCATATAGAATTGCCATATTCATTGACCGATGTTGCTGGTACTGCAATAGCCGGTACTGCATATGATAATACAGACACAACAGTTGCCAGTAGAACTGATGCAGCCTCATATTTAACAGATATCCCATACTTGAAAAAGACTTCTCAAAATGGAATTAGTCCTACGTTTACAGTTGGAACTAATAGTGATTTAGTATTGTCTGTATCTGAATTTCAATTGAAAAAATCGGATATTAATAAAATTGTAAAAATTTATGATACTTGTAATGTGACAAATCATGCGTATAGAGTTGAAATCTCTGGTGGCACAAAGAAAAATATACACCAAATGACCAAAGCAGATTTTGAATTTGCTCAAAAGGCATATGATTTCTATGAACAAACATCTACAAGTCCATTTAATATAGATTTAGCACCGACAGCCGGTACTTTGGCCGCAGTAACATCTCAACTAACAGTAAATAACATTATCAATCCGTTTAAGGCAGAAATAGAAGCATTATATGTCAACGGTATCACTTCTATATACAATCCAACAGAAGTACCTGTAAAATTAAATGACATCACAGAAAGATATAATTTATTTGATGGACAAAAGAAATCAATTATTCAGTTGGGTAAAATTTCTTTGAAATCTGGTAGTACCCCATGTGGCGGCCGCCCAATTTTAATTTATGATTATTGGAACCATGTTTCTTCGGGAGATTATGCGTCTGTCGATTCATATTTAAGATATGAAGATATTCCATCATTTGATGGCGACCGTCTTTCAGATTCTTTTGATTTTAGACCAGTTGCAACATATGAACAAATTACTGGGTGGCCATATGGTCGTGGTGTGGTTTCTACTGCAAAAGATTATCCTATTAATGGATCTTCTATCAGTGCAGATTTAAGAGCATATTTTGGTAGAAAAGATAAACTTTATATGAATCCAAATGGAGAAGTAAGAGTTAAATATGGAGCACCTTCAGGTATTCCACAATCGCCAGAACAACCTGTCGATGGAATGGTATTGTATGAACTAGAAACAGATCCTTACACATTGGGCCCTGATTCAATTAGTACTAAAATGATTGATAATAAAAGATATACAATGCGAGATATTGGTAAATTAGAAAAAAGAATATCAACATTAGAATATTATACTAGTCTCAATCTTTTAGAAAAAGACACTATGGATATGAAGGTGACTGATGAAAATGGTAACGATAGATTTAAAAATGGATTTATTGTAGATCAATTTCAAAATCATAAAATCGGAAATGTATATGATGGAGACTATAGAGTTTCTATAGATTCTGATTCTAAAACTTTGCGTCCTTTCTTTTCAGAAAAAAATGTAAATATGGTTATCAATGCCAGGGCTTCTAGTGGATATGCATTGAAAGATGGTAAAGTTTATTTGCCATATACAAGTAAATATTTTATCACACAAGAGGCATCTTCTAAAACTATTAACGTGAATCCATTTGCAATTTTCTCATTTAGAGGTTCGCTTTCACTGTTTCCATCAAGTGACGATTGGAAAAACACAAAACAGGCCCCCGATATTGTAACAGACAATAGAGGTGATTATGATAATTTAATAAAATCTGGTGTTATTCCAGAAAATGGTATCATGGGAACAACATGGAATTCTTGGGAAAAGAATTGGACTGGCCAAAGTGAAATCAGTCGCAGTACAGTAGGTGCTGGTCATCAAGGTGGCGGTTGGGCAGCGGGCCATGCTGGCAATATTCGGCAATTGAGTAGAACTAATATTAGCTATACTAAAACTGGTACAAGAGATAGAACAGGAATACAAGAAATTGTATCACCTAAAGATAGAACACAAAATGTCGGAACCAGAGTATTGAACACAGAGGTAATTCCTTATATTCGCTCTAGAGATGTATATTTCAGTGCTGAGGGAATGAAACCCAACACTACATTGTATGCGTTTTTTGATGGTGTTGGTGTTTCGGAGTTTTGTAATACAACAGCAAAATTAACAACAACAGATACACCGATCAGAGTTTCATCTGATAGAACAGAAAGTGGTTTGATTGCAAATGTTGTTGATAATAGAGGTAAACTGGAACTGGTAGGTGCTACAAGTGGATTTAAATGTACTTTATATGATGTAGAATTTATTAGTAATACAAGCTTGAAACTTCACTTCAATCAATATGGTAATACAGAAACTCAGACTAGACATGCTGCTGCCCCTGTGATATATAGTGCAGGGTTCCAATCTGGTGAACAATTAATCGCTAGATGGCCCAATCCTTCAAATCCTGCTGGGTTTGTCGAAAAAAATGTTGGAACATACTCAACAGCAAAAGTTGCAGGAAGTACCACATCTTTGATGGCGGATAGTTCTGGATTTATTACTGGAATTTTCACAATTCCCGATACTTCAAATATAAGATTTAAAACTGGTGAAAGAGTATTTAGATTGACAGACCAAATTGCAAATGGTAGTGGGGCTGATACTCAGACCGAAACGACCTATACTGCTAGAGGTATCATTGAAACTGTTCAAGACCAGATTGTTTTGACAAGAGTTCCAGAATTTTCAACCCGCAGCGTTTCAGGCTCTGAGGCAATAAGTGGTAATAACTTTTCAATTGAAGGTCAACCATTTGCTTCAAGTGGTTGGTATGACCCACTCGCACAGACTATTATGATTGATTCAAAAGACGGTGCATTTATTACCGCTGTAGAATTATTCTTCTCGACAAAAGATGCAGTAAAACCTGTTACTTGTCAACTTAGAGAAACAGTGAATGGATATCCTGGCCCTAGAATTTTGGCACAGAAACGTGTATATCCAAAAGATGTAAAAACTTCTGAAACAGGAAATTTACCAACATCATTTGTATTTCCTTCTCCGGTATTTGTAAAACATCAGCAAGAATATTGTATTGTTATTATGGCAGACACCCAAGGATATAGATGTCATATTTCTAGAATGGGGCAAGAGGCTCTTGACGGATCTGGAGTTATTTCTAAACAACCACATGCTGGAGTTTTCTTCAAATCTCAGAATGCTTCTACTTGGACAGCAGATCAAATGGAAGATTTAAAATTTAGAGTATCAAAAGCTTCTTTCGCAACACAATCTACTTCTAATGTTTATATCGAAAATTCTGAATATGACGATGCGAAAAATGATAGTTGGTCGGAAGAATTTTCTCCCAATTCAATGAAACTTACCGCTGATTCATCAAAAGTTACATTTTTTGTTCCAGATTCTAGTGGTTGTGTTCCTACAGTATTATGGGAAGCAAATGGTTATAATTATGTTACTCTTTCTAATATATTTGGAACTTATGACACTTTCCCACACGGATCGTTAAATGGGAGTCACTTGGTAACAGACACGACTTATAATAGTTTTACAATCGACATGCGTGGACAATTTTATCCTACTGGTTCTGATGCTCCTAGTACTGCCTATACCGCTACTGATTTGCCATCTGCAACTAATTTATATACTCTTAAAAGTAATTCAATATATTCTCCACAATATAGGGCCAATTTTAAATATGACTTAATGAAACCTACAATCCAAAGTATTGAATTGCCTAAAACAGATTTAACTTTTCTTTATAGAGGATTATCTGGTACTTCTCAGGATAGCTCAAAAATTCCGGGCATCAAAGATCCTACATACACTGGATTTGTTCCAAATGAGAATATTAAATATAATGCTCCTAGAATGATTGCAACAGAATTTAATGAAAAACTTTTCAATACCACTGCAAATCAATTAGATAAAAAATCATTGGTGTTTAAAATTGGACTATCTTCGGACAATTCAAATCTTTCTCCTGTTATTGATACAGAAAGAATGAGTGCAATTCTTATTTCAAATAAAACAAATTCACCTATTGATATTGTAAGAGGAAATGTAGGACACGTAAATACTGGTTTTGTCTCAGAACTTTCTGCTTCTGGCGGATCGGCCGCAACTAAGTATATGACAAGAGAAGTCACACTAGATCAGGCTTCTTCGTCATTGCGTGTTATCGCCGGAGTTTGTAGACAAATAGGTTGTGATGTAGATTTTTATTATAGAATTAAAACATCAGAAGATCAAGAATTTTCAGAACTACCATACAGTTTAATGGTTAGACCAACTGTGTATGAAAATGCCTCTAAAATAGAACTTGAATTTAGGGAATATGATTTTGATGTAAGAGATTTGCCAGAATTTACATCTGTCTCTGTAAAAATTGTAATGACTACTAAAAATTCTTCTATTATTCCTTTGATAAAAGATTTAAGAATTATAGCGCTTGCGAGTTAAATATGAAAGAAAGATTAAAAGTTAAAGAAAATAAATCATTTGTGCGAGATCCAGTGTCAAGTGCGATCATAAATACTGATGACATAGGTTATAAGCAATATATGACAAAAAATAATTCGGTCAAGCGCCGAGACGAAGAAATAAGAGATTTAAAAATGGAAGTCTCGCAAATAAAAGAACTATTAATTAAGATATTGGAGAAAGAATAAAATGGCCGTAGCATATCCAACGCTAGTAGATGTTATAACATCTGATACATTCGAAGAATGGCGAAAGAAAACCAATTCAATGATTGCACATGCTCAGGCCAGTCAATCAAATCTTGGGACTTTAAGTTTTCTTTCCACAGACGCTCAAACTACTGCTGTAGATGCAATCAATGAAGTTCATACAGAAGCAAATAATGCATTGACTTCTATTGGTAGTATGTCTACATTGACAACACCAGAACCCCACGATACACTGGTAAATGCTCTCAATAGTTTGGATGACTTTCATGTTGTCAATACTAATGCAAAAGTTAAGATAGAGACAGATAGGGCTGTAGGAATTGAGTCAAATATTCAAAGTGAACTCGATGATACACAAACTGGAGCTGGTTTGGGTGCAACAGGAACATTCACTGCAACTGATAATAATTATCTTTCTGGCGCAGTTTCCCTAAAGAATGCTACAGATTTACTTGATACACAACTGTTTACAACAAATACGATGGCAGACAATTTAAAAACAACTATGGGTGCTGCAAACACTGGATTTTTTGATTGGTCAGATGAGACTGTAGAATATTTAACAGTTGAGACTACAGGAAATGCAAGTATTAAAAAATCATTAGTGAAATTGGATGGTACTATAAAGGCAACGGTCGATACCGCAGCTGCGCTCGCGTCTACTGTGACAGGTTTGAGTGATGAATTGTCAACTACTCAGGCCAGTAGTGGACTCAGTACTATTGGAACTTATACTGCAAATACTTCTTTAAACTATATTAACACTGCGTCCACGTTAAAGGGTGCAGATGAATTAATGGATGCCGCATTAAAGACTGTAGATGATTCTCTCACTCTTGCTAATCAAAATATCACTACAAATCTGAATAATATCAAAACCCGTTCTCTACAAGTAGAAACGGGTGATATATCCGCTCTTAATAATTCAATTGCAGATACTACTACTCTTGTTTCTGCAATAAATTCATTATATGCCATGATATTGCCATTGTCACAAGGAACTTCTAATTATTATTTAAGAAAAGATATTGCCCAAACTATGGCTGGAACACTCACAATCACTGCTCCACTATTAGTGAAGGGGGATGGGACTTCCAAAACTATTCAATGTTCCGGTGATATTATTGCATATGCAGACATTCCTTAAATTAGAAAGTATATTTTAAAATGGCGATTACAAAAAAAGGAAAAATATCAACATCTGAGATAGTTGTTAATTTTTTTCCAAATAATAATTCTTCTCCACATAAAATTTCTGAATATTATAGGGGTGGTGCAAATGTTCCAAATAATCAGGGAAATGCAAAAATTCCAACAACAGGACCAATAAAATGGTCCAATTTTTATGGAGCGGGAGTACAAGACCAATATAAGTGGCAAATTCCAGAACTATGTACTGATTACTTTCATAATTTCACTAGAGAAAATAATGGTTGGGATGATTTACAAGACAATCCAAAAGAATATGTCGGTAGAAATAATACACTAGGGTCTATAGAAATTTTATGTTATCACGCATATAATGAAATAACTATTCCAGCATTGACAATTGAAACTGGTACTGTTCTAGGCGAAGACACCAAGTATGAAAGATTATATAAAAACTACGCAAAGCAGGATGGGGCCGAATTTTTCCCAGCTGGGACATGGAAACTAACTGTTCCTAAAAGAATGAAAAGATTGCGTATTGTTGCGACTGCTGGCGGCGGCGCAGGTTCAACTGCAAAAACTACTTTCAGTAACGCAGATCTCAAAAATAAAACACTTACTGCGACTATAGATCGTGGCATGGATGGCGAAGAAACATCTGTCTGGTCTGATGGATTTTCTGTCACTGTGCCTGGCGGTAAGGGTGGTGGGGTAGATGGATCCCCTTTCATATCACCCAGCGATATGAAAGATATTCAAGTTACTGGTGGTATAAAAACTACTCAGATACTCTCCTTTAGAAATACACCAGAAGAAGTTGCATATTCCTCTGGCATTAGTTCGTTAATAAATAATGAAATATCTTTTGCAAATAATGGAGTCCCTATTAATATTGTCTATAGAGATGACCAACGCATTGGAAAGATACATTCTGCAATAGCTATTGGTGGTAAGGGTGGAGATTCTATCTATGGTATTGGTTCTTCTCCACATGTAGAAATTCCGATACCAGGCAGTTATGCTGCGCGGGATGCCTTATCTACGAATTATATTGGAAATCAACAAGTACCAGCTGGTGCTGGTGGAAATGCCGGACAACACGGTGGTAGAGGAAAAGATATTAGTTTTACTACAACCGATGGTGGTGATGGAGCAATGACTGCATATCTGGGAGATTTTGAAACTTCCCCTGGCGATATTATTCATATCAAGGCCGGCCGAGGTGGTCAGCAGGCTATAGAAACTTTTAATGAATGGAATACGTTAGGTAATAGTACTTATCAATCATATTCAGCAAGTTCTGAAGGCGGAGAAGGTAGAGTCGAATTGTGGGGATCTTATGGAAATTACTTTTCCACAATGACACACTCTGGTTGGATATTAGAAGACTCAGAGGGTCTTGTTATTGCAAAATCTTATAGTGCTGCCACTTCTGTTAAGGGAATTGATACGTTTCAGAATTCAACAACTTCAGAAACTACAGTAAAAGTTCTGGGTGGCACTAGAACTGCCCCTAGAAAATATTTTCTTAGATTCAGTTCTAGAATCAGTAAAAATGGTGATTTGGAACTAAAAAATAGATTTTGTCATATTGGTGATAAATTTGTAACTGTCAAAGGAATTGCGGAAGTACTTACCACAAATCCAATACCACAATCTCTTTATATAGAACCAGACGGCGGTTCTGATATTGAAGAAGTTACTGGCAATCCAGCGAATTGGTCTAGTGTAGATGAAGAAACGCAGAACAATTGGGCAATTCCCAAATGTAATGTAGTATTTGTTACAACTAAAGGAACTGATACTGTACATGCAAACACTGCGAAATTTAATTTGATAGAAAGTACATCGCCAGAAGGGTGGATCGGAAAATCTCCGAAATCTATTACATTGGGTCCTAATGCTGGTACGCAAGAACATGTAATTGCTCAACAAGAAGTTTATGAGCTCGACACTAGTGGACTTACTAGTACAATATTTGATGGTAATTCAACTAGAGAACTATATTCTTGGGTAAAAAATGGTACAGAACATGTTTTAGAAGACGGTACAGGAAGTAATTTTGCTTCCTCTAGTTCTTCTGTATTAGCTGATGGAGATCTTGGAACAAAAATTTCTGGTATGTGTACTGGTGGATTTTATGTACTCAATGATAAGACTAGATTTAGTGGTTCGATTGAATTACCAATACTACCAGTAGTTCCAGATTTCATAAACCTAATTGTTGCGTCTAATGCAGCTGGATATAACCTATTAGAACATGCACAGTTTGCAGGGTGGACAGCTTCCAAAAAACAAAATATTTCTGTGAGAGTTAATGAAAATATATTTGTGCATGGTATTGCATATGGGTATAACGAAAGACATGGCGCCGTTGGGCAAGACGACAGGCCAGGAGAGACCAAAGGACTATCCAGTTTTTTGATCCCCGAAGCATTATCAGACGTATCAATCACTATTAATAATTATGGAAAAATTATTGGTCTAGGTGGCTACGGAGCAAGGCCCGCAAGTGCATCGCCCAGTAATAGGCGATTTGGTCACGATGGCGGAGATGCAATTGAGAATCAATCTACTGGTTCTGTGATAATTAATAATTATTCTACTGGTTGGATTGCTGGTGGTGGCGGTGGCGGCGGTATCAAAAATGGTTCCACTGGCGGTGGTGGCGCAGGTCAGCGTATCTATCAGGCATCCGGTGCTGCGCATGCTGGTGGACATAGCGGTTTTTGGCGCAACACCAGTGATGATGATAAAAGAGGCGCTCAGGCTGGTGGCGCCGGCCTGCCGGGCGTTTTTACTGGTAGTCTGACGATCCAATACGAAACTGGCGGTGGTGATGTCCGTCAAGCCACTGCAAAAGCGGGTGGACAGGGCCAACAAGCTGGGCAGAGTTACGCTAAAATGGGTGGCGGTGGCGGCTGGGCATCTAGTGGCGGTCACGCCGACAACTACTTAGGCGGTGTTGGCGGCGCAGCAACATCTGGACAAAAACTCACATTAAATGATTTGGGGGGTACTGTGTATGGACAGGTTGAACGAAATATGATTCAAGTCAAGTATTCTCTAACTGGTGGTGGTGCTGGCGGTAACGGTGGATCTGGTTCCGGAGCAAATGGTAGTCCATATCAGGGCTACTCGACCAGTGGTAATGGTGGTGGTGCTGGACAAATGTCTAAGGGAACTGCACAGTTAGATGTCGGGACTGTCATATCGTTTACTCTTGGTGCTGGTGGTGTTGGCGGTGGTGGTACTGGTGGCTCCGGCGTAGGTTCGTCAATGTCCGGTGGAATTACTGCCTCTGTTATTGGTGGTCAACCAAACGGTGGCGGTTCTGGTACATCTTCAATCTGTGGCGGTGTAGGTTGCACATCATCTGCTGGTGGCGGCGCTGGACAAACCAACCCCGCCGCTCAGTGGGGGCGTGACAGTCAATCGTATCCCGCAGGCGGTCATGGTGGTAGTGGTGCTTCTGCATGGGGAAGAGCTAGTGGCCCAGAGGGCGGAACGCCGGCCGGCGGTAGTGGAAACACAGCTGGTAGTGCTGGGAGTGGTGGCGTTGCAGTCATTCAAGGAATAACATATAGTAGTTCTGGATCACATACTGTTTTTTGAGAATAAATAGAGAATAAAGAGGAAATATTCATGTCCATTGCAAGATACGGAAAAGGTACACGACGAACTCAATCGCCCATTGTTGAGGCCGCCGTTGAGGTAATAAAGGCGTTATCTCCCGCACCAAACGGCGGGCATGGTGGATTTGAAGGCGATGATATCAATAAACAGTATAATGACGACAACAATTCGCCACAACCAGTATATTCGGTACAAAGTAGAAATGATGCTGGACAAACTACCTTTCATAATGTTTATTCTAACAGTAGTGCTAAAACTATCGCTGCTGCTAATAATGCTACGCCCTACCACCCAACACCAGTAAAACTAGTCGTAGATAATAACCCAAACTCTGGTGACGGTGGTGGTGGCGGAGGCGGTAAGATTGTTTGCACTGAAATGTACCGTCAAACTCAACTTCCCGATTGGTCTAAAGCTATGAAAACTTGGGACATATATCAAAAGAAATACTTAACTCCTACTCACGAGATTGGTTATCACTGGTTATTTAGACCTTATGTAAGAGGTATGCAAAAAAATAATACTCTTACTAAACTAGGTGCTTATTTGGCTACAGAAAGAACACAACATTTAAGACACATACTTACTAAAGGTAAAGCTAAAGACAGTTTAGTAGGTAAAGTTTGGTGTAGCATTATACATCCTGTAGTTTACGCTGCTGGAAAAATTAAAGTATTAAAAAATAAAATTGAAATAATGAGGATCAAAAATTATGGCAACTAGACTAGTAAACCCTGCGTCATTTACAAATTATGGAATGTCACGTCAGAGAAACGGATTTACAACCGTAGAAGGCGCTGGAGCAATTGATAGTGACGGTGGTGTTCCTGCTGGCGCTGGAATGCTAGGAATTCTTGCAGAGGATTTAGCTAGAACTTGGTCGATGTACAATGGAGATGCGGTAGCTGGAAACGAATTATTAGATAGTAGTGACGCAGCAACTCCACCAATCACTAAACAATTTTTTACTCAAATTTCTTTAGATAGACCACAGTTTGGTACTGCAACTCCATATGCAGGAACTGCCAATTTTACAGAAATGCCCGATACATCTACAGGACAAGTTACAGGTGCAATTAACCAACAACATGTTTTAGTTTTTAAGACTACAGATGCAAGTCTACCAAAATCAGGTGCTGTTTCTAGAGGTCTCGACCAAAATTATAGATTGCGTTTTGAGTTTGATCTAAGACCTAGACTCTATTGGTATCCACCGACAGATAAAGGTGATAGAGAATTTCCAGATGAATTATATCAATTAAATCTAAGAATGAAGTCAGCTGGATTTCCAGAATATAAGGCTGGTTCAACTATAAAAGAATCTTTATATAAACCTAGTAGTTATGATATTGGATATACTTTAGATGCAACTTTGGGGGCGTCTGGATTTACTGCTGCCGGAAGTGCAAACACAGCGGGATGGGAAACTACGCAAGGTATTCCAAATCCTTGTTATGGTTGGTTGAAAGTTAGTGCTGGGTGTTCTAGTCAAATATTACCAAACGGTACAGTTACAAAGCCACAATTAAATACTGATGGTCTTATTACTTTAGCGAATGGGTCTACACTGGATACTACTGTGATGCGAATGCCAGGCGAAATGGTAGATTTGCATTTTGAAGATGTTACAATTACTGCCGACCCTTCAAATACTGGGCCATATTTTACTTATGCTAATCATACAAATACTCAAACGTATGGATCAAGTCAACAGCACTTTTTCCCAATATTTTTAGATCAAACTATGGCCAATCAATATAGTGCGGCGATTGGTGGTGGCACGGCCCAAAACATTAGTGCGGTAACACAGGCCAATCCAGTAAAAATAACTGCTGCAAATCACGGATATGTCAACAGACAACCAGTTTCTGTTGCTGGAGTTGGTGGTATGTCTGAGTTGACAGACGGAGTTTACTATGTAAATGTTGTTGACTCGAATGAATTTCAAATATATTCCAATTCTAGTTTGGGAGATCCTGTAGATGGTACGAATTATACAGCATTCACTACTGGTGGTACAGTAACTGGTGGTGTTGGAACGTCTACACTTCATACATTTACACAATTTCCTTCTGCGACATTTTATATGCCAAGCAATGGATCTACTACATCATCGTCCACTGTACCGGCGGGATCTTTAGGATTTACAAAATATATTAACAATCGTTCTATTAGATTTAGAAATAAAAGAAAAGGTTGTGGTTGGTTTAAAAGATTTCCAAAGACAAATTCAAATCTTTCTGGTGCATATCCTTTCTCCTATAGATTGACGATGACTGAAAGAGGTATTTTATTTTACCTCCATGATGATGCGGCCGCAGATCAAGCAGATGATTATGCATGGTTTAATATCCAAAGAACTGTTAATAATGAATCGGGAATGCCTAGAATTGACGAATCTTCTAAATTTCCTGTCCATTGCATGTATTCGTGTTCAAGAGAAACAACATATAGTAGTGATTTGGGTGTATATTATTCTACTAGTGCAGCTAATTTACAAACGGCAGAAACTACTGTAGATACTGTTTACGATACTTTAGGAAATACATACAACCTTTCCACAATCGCAAATAATAAAACCTTTTATATTATGAGTCCACATGATAGAGAGGACTATCTAGCAGATGAATTTTCTGCAAAAAATATTTGGCGATTTGTTGTAAGAGAATTTGATATTCTAAAACCACAAGATGTGCATAAATTTGCAACTCGCCATCAAATAGATAGTAACGCAATTATAAATCCATTGGAACAACTGGCAATTACTGATGAAAACAGATTTGTCATAACATTTCCAACTGGATTAACTACACAAAGATTTATGTATCCGAAAGAAGAAATGGATTTAATTTGTTTTTCTTCAGCTGAAGTTGTCGCAGAATCAAGTAATATTCCTATGACAACCTATAAATATGATGGAACTAATACTGACAAAAGACGATATCAAGGAATGAGATCTACTGCTGCATACGGAAATGGTATGCGGATAATGGTTTTGGTTAATAGTCAATATATTTTCAATAGCGATGTTATGCTTGACACTAATGATGCAGTTGGTACAGTATGATAAATTTTTTGAGATTACACAGATTCTTTTTTATAAATATAAGTAAAAACCAAATAGGAGATATTTAATGTCTATTGCCAGCGGATTTAGCATTCAACGAAATGACGTTATAAATGTGCCCCACAGGACACAATACGAAACACACGATGCGGTTTCGGGAGATAGCATCTATATTTTGAGATCAAAGCCAGACTTTACAGATAAAGATTGGAATTGGGATATCAGAATGGGAGAAGTAAGACTTCACCTAGATAGAAAATTAGGAGCCAACACTGGCGCAGATGCTATAAACATTTACAACACTACCGCGACAGGTGTTGGACCTACAGGAATTCATGCCACAGAAGGTGCTGCATGGAATGCAAACGATTATACAGAAGGTTCTGTAGATGCTGGATTTGGTTCTGTAAGATATCGTTCAGACAGAGGCCTATATGGTGCGATTGAATTTACTGCAACAGCGCAACCAATGCCTGGCGAAAAAGTAGAAATCAAATACACAGAACATAAAGATAATTTTACTGGTAGTGATGGCGGACTTCTATTTCAACTGGCTCACGATATGTGTATTCACCCATACGAAGGCCCAGAATTATTTCAAGCAACATTTGCCGGATTTGCAACACATGATACTACTGCTTCTGGTGCTGCTGGTTCAGAACTTACTTGTGATTTAGATACAACAGGAATGGCTCAAACTCTTGACACCGCAGGCGCTGTGACATTGTATGAAAATAAACTTGCCGCTAGTTATGTAGACATGTATAATGATGATGGTTCTGCCGCAACACAAAGAACTGCTAGTGCATTGTGGAAAGTTGTTCGCGAACATAGAGAAACATCAATCATTAATATGGCCACCGGCGTAGCAACTTCTGCAAATGATGCAGTAATTGCCGCTGGTACGTCATTGGCATTTAGTGCTATTACTGCTGGCACCGTTTCAACATATGTCACTATTATGGATGATTTCCCACTAGTTGAAAATGATCTAGGAACTGGTAGATTCAGAATTGCTATTGATGGCAAACAACTAGCACCAGATGACTTTGTAGTATCTTCGGATGTTGCAACTAGAAAGTCTACCTTCAAACTCCAAAGAACAGAAGCTATGAATTGGGTAGAAAATCTTGCTGCCGTAAATATTACAGTTTCTTATGTCTGGGGCAAATCTATAGATGTTCCATATGGTGCATTAGTTGGTAAAACTGGTTTAGGACCAGATCAATATAGTGGTTCAATCAATTCTGGAAATACTGCATTTCCTAAAGAACATACTGCTAGTGCAGATTTATGGTATTATAGTCGCCCATTTAGAAGTGGCCTGACAACAGGTGCGGCTGGTGCATTTGTTACACCATCCGGAAACCCAACTGTTACTGGATCTGGTTTTGTTGGTTGGGCAGCTGCAACCGATGGTTCTACTGCTGCAATTATTACTGCTCAGGCAGATGATGCAGATGCAATTGTAGGACTAGGAAATGCAACTGTTATTCCAACAACATCTCCTCGTCACCAAAACACTGCAAAGATTGCTTCTCAAGATTTGATGATGGTTGAAATGGCTACAAATGCAGAATTTATGACACCATTTAAACTGATTTATCCGGCACCGACTAGTAATACAAAAGAAGATATCAAAATTGCTCTTAGAACTATTACTGATAAATTCTTGGTAGAATCAGATAAAGGCGCAGACTTACTTTCAGACAGTAACATGACTCTTGCAAGTAATAGTCCTGCAAGTACTAGAAAACCGCAAAAATGGAGAATGAGATTCCAATGGGATGATACTTCTTATACATTGAAAGTCAATGTTGCGACTAGTTATCAACTAAGAGATGATATGACAATTTCTGCCCCAGCTGGTAGAGATGGTATAAAATCCCCAGTATTCAGAGAAGCTGGTGAATTATGTGACGTTTATCAAACCCCTGCTATCGGTAGAGGTTCTAAACTCAAGATAAGTCGCGCAAAACAACAGTGGTTTAAAAAATCACAAATGGAAGATGAAGATGCTCTTTCATATCCAATGTCATATAAATTTACTTGTACCGATCATGGTATCGCATTATTTGTATTTGACCAAGCCGCAGTTGATCAAGATGATGACTACGCATGGTTAGTTGTACAGAGACACGTAAACCAGACAACAGGTGAACCAGAATTTGGTGATAAATCACCAGTACATTGTGTATACTCGCCGTCTAAACGTACAGTCGATCTTGCATCACTCACTCCTTATTATTCAACTAAAGATATGGATGATTTGTCTAAACCTTCTTCAATTTCAAGTGCTCTAGGTGGTGTTCGTACTACAGAAGGACCAACTGTTTACATTAGTAATGATGCGTCATTCTTTAATGGTAGAATCAATGCTATTGACTTTAATGGTTATGGTTACGCCGCTGGTGTACCTGGCGTTGTTAGTGGTTCTAATCTTGCACAAACAGATTTAAAAGTAGACTTGTTTAGAGGTATGACAGGTAACTATACTTCGGACAGTAGTACATATTGGAGACAAACGACATATACACTTTTCATTGATATTTCTGATGCGGCCAGTTTTACTGGTAGTGCTGCTGGTGCGGGTGCAACACCCCCAACTGGTTCGACAACTCCAAATTTCCAAGTTGGTATGTTTGTTGCAGACAATAATACTACTCCAACATGGGGTGGTAAAATTAAATCTTGGAACAGTAGTTCTGGTAAGTTGGTACTTTCATCTCCACAAGATTTAAGTGCAATGGAGATTGATGGTTCTGGTACAGCATTTACTTTATTTCAAGGTTCTAGTGGTACTGGTGATGTTACAACGGGTTGGGCGTATCACAATAATACTGTCATGTCTAATATATTCTTAGATTCGCCTCCAATTGTTAATGGTATGTGTAAGACACTAATTCCAGCTAACAAATCTTCTGGTGTAAATACATCTGGTGCTGACGCAGTAGTCACCGATCTCGCAGTGACAGGATTTAACTCACTACCAAGAAGAAGAAATACTTCAATTGCTCTATCCGCATCTAATGCGCCTGGCGCGATTCAACAGAAACCAGCATATGTAATTGGTGGAGTTACAAACGCTCCATTTATTCGCGCAATCACAGAAACTGGTAATTTCATGGACGCAACAGGAACAGTTCCTGGCACGGCCGGCGATCCAATGACTTCTGCAAACACACCACCTTCTGCTACATTCTTGGAAACATCTGATATTACAGCACAGTTTTCCGCAAACGTAGTATGGCCTACAAATATTTTACAAAGAATGTCTACCTTTAAAGATTCTTCTGCATCGGGTACTGGGGTTCCTAGTTCTGTTGAAAATATTAATCTGTCGGATTATAAAGAAGGTGATGCTGCACTATTGGATATTCTCTATACTGCACAACCAGAAAATATCACTAAAGTATTTGAATCTATGATTGTGTCTTTAGACGATATCGAAGTTCCAAGAGATTCTGGTGCTTATATCCTCACATATGATGAATGGACTCGCCGTGGAGACCCCACCACAGTTCCTAGATTTTTAGAATCATTAGAAGCTGCCGGTGTTACTACATTGGGATCAAGTTTTAAAATTCCAAATCTTGACGCATCTACTGTTCCATTGATGAATACTTTGGTGCCTGGAATGGACCCAACACCCACAGCTGGTGCTGGTACTGACCATACACTTTCAATTTCTACAAATAACCGTACAACTGGTAGAAAATTCTTCTCAGAATATAATACTGGTGCTGCGGCCGGTGCAAATGTAACTGCTCCAACTTTTGCCCTCACGACTGGCATGTTGGTATCATCTTCAAATGATGCCCCACTCAATCAAAAATTGCCTGGCGATGTAATTTGGACGGATACTGGTAATAGAAATGTTTACATGTATGATTTCTGGAATAAGTCTCTGTATTTCAAACTTGCGCCGAGATCAGGTGCCACATTCTCTATTAGAATGATTAACTATCAAACTTCAAACCCATCTCAGGAATCGTATATTATTTCTATACCAGAAGATAGAAACTTCCCAGAAACAAATATGAATGAAGTTAAAACAATTAATAGATTTGTTGTTAGAGAAAAAGATGTGATGAAGCCATGGGATTATCATGTTTCTGCCACTATGCATGAAATTGATTCACATGCAATTATCAATCCTCAAGAACAGTTGTCTATTACCCAAGGGAGAAATTTTGTATTTTCCTTCCCAACTCAGTTGACATCGCAGAGATTCTACTATCCAGAAAGTGAATTGGATTTGATTTGTGTTTCTTCTGCTGACTTCTCTACACAAGCTGGATATGTTGAAATCAACAAATACACGGACTCAGACGGTAAAAACAGTGGTGCTGCAACTGTATCTACAGCAGCTATTACTGCTGTTGCTGCAAGTGCAAATACAACCGATGCCGGTACTGATATGACTACTTCGACAAACACTCTTGAAAGATTTGCATATGGTGGCCACACTGGACCAGATGCAGAAGTTTATATTTGGAGAAAAAATGCAAGAAAGTATGAGGGTATGGCCGCGACATTACCTAATGGTAACGGAATGCGTATCTTTATGCAAGTTACTGGATCTAGTATTAGATTTAGTGATGCAACGCCTGCGACTGCCGTCCCTGCAACTTAATTCTATTAAGAAGTTTGTGGTATAAATAATAAGAAAGTTAATTAGGAGATCAATAAATGACAACTTCACTACAAACGAAGTTCCTATCGGGCGGTTTCTCTATTCAGAGAAATGAAATGGTGTCGATTCAACAACAGAAACAAACACAAAAGTTTCAGTTTATGAATTCGTTCAACCAAACATTTACTCGTCTAAACAAACCGGCTCAGGGGGAATTTGATAGAATTGACCCCTACATTTTATCTTCTCAAAAAAGAGTCTTTATCGGTGGGGCAGTAACAACAGTAAAAAGACCATTAAAACAAACTTTTAGAAATGGTAACACTCCGGCTACTATTACAATTGCTACTATAAATACAGACGGCATAATTATGGCAGTTAATGTAAATGATGGCGGCCTTGGTTATTCTCCCAATACAACTTTTGCAGTAAATGTTAGAGGTGGAGAACCCACATCTGGTGTTTTAGTTCCCGCAAATATAACAGTGCGTTCTGACGGTGTTGGTAGAATTGTATCCACTGAAATTTTAAACGGTGGTAATAATTATAACACTACATCAGGAAGTTTGCCTACAGTCTCAATTGACGAAGGTATGATTGAGGGACAATTTTTTGTAAGTTTTTTTAAAAATGAGAAAATTCCACTTGCAGACAGAACAGGTGTTGGAGCTCTTACAGGTATCTCAATACAAAGTGGACATACTGGTGGCGGAACTGCGAAACAACGCGAAGGTGTTTATTTTTGTAATCAAAATTCTACAAATAAAATTACTATTACTGATAGTAGTTCTGTTGTTGTGGGTTCGAGAATGGATCACCCTGTTATTGGTGAAACAACTAGTGGGGCCGCAAGATCTCCAGCGGTACATACTACCGATCTGAGATTTCAAGTATATGTAGATGCAACTGGAAAAGTTACTAAAGTTTTACCTATGACATTTGGTCAAGGTTTTGCAGTTGGAGATTTGATTACTATTCCACAAGCCCTTATAGGCAATGTCACAGGACAAGATGATCTTGTACTAAAAGTAGAAACTGTTACAAACGAAGCACAAACTGCACTAGATCATGGTACAGTTACATGGAGAAGTGAAACCTTTACAGTTGGAGATTCAATTCTTTTAGAGTATTTTGTAGACACAAAGAAAAATCTTACTGCAAATAATGGTTTTTTAAGACAACTGGCAGAAGATTTGTGTTTACACCCATATGCAAATTATTATAGTACATCATTTTCTACAGTACCACAAAGAACTGCAACACTTACATTTAATGCATCTCCTGTAGCTGCTGGTTCTGCAACATCTGCAACACTTAGTGACCCAATCTCAGGTACTTCCTTAACAGAAGCAACTGGTGGATTTCAAGCAGGAGATGTAGGCAAAAGAATTATAGAACCAAATCAAGACGGTACTTGTTTAATTAGTGCTGTTACTGATGGTGTTGCAACTCTCGATTGGGCGACTAGTAATAGTACAGAAGAAGTAAATTCTTTTACAAATTCAAGTATTTTAATATATCCAGAGGGAACTTGGAGATTATCAATCGCAAAACTGCCCAATGGCCAAAACAAAGGCGGGTTTGAGGCACAACCATATAACATAATTTATCCATATGAAAATTCAGATGCAACCCTTCCGGTTCATATTGGCGTAAACGGACAACAAAATCATAGACAGGTTAAAAATTGTGTTGATAGAATTGGTGATTTATTTGTTGTAGAATCTGAAAAGGCAACAGACTTGATGTCATCTAAGAATGATATTAATTCTGCGACTAGTGCTCTTCCCACATCTGTGACACTAACTCAACCCGTAAAAGATAAAAGAAAACCACAAAAATGGAGAATGAGATTTTTCTACGACCAAAGAGATGAATATCTTTATGTGAATATTGCCACTCCTTTACAATTAAAAGATAATGGTGATATTACTAAAGGTCAGGGTAGAGATGGTATTAAACAATCAGTTTTCAGACAGCCTGGCGAACTTTCAGAAATTTACTATAACTTTAGTAATGACACAAATAAAGCGAAATCTGGTTGGTTTAGACGCCAAGGTAAAACTACAGATGATGTAGAAGCTGCATATCCAATGACTTACAGACTCACTTGTACAGATCATGGTACGGCTTTATTCTTTTATGACCAAGCCGCTGTTGATCAAGATGACGATTATGCTTGGTTTATTGTACAAAGACATGCAAATAATATTTCTGGTGGTGTCGAAATGGAAGATGGAAAATCTCCTGTCCATTGTCTATACTCTCCTTCTAAAAGACCAGAAGAAACCAGTGATCACAATGTTGGATATTTTGCAGAAGTCAGTAGAAACACCGACCCAACCACAGGACAAACCACAGTCACATCTAAGAGTTTGAACGAACTCGAAGTGTATGATGTCAATGGTAGAAAACTCAAGCCTGGATTGCCTATAACGCAAAATATACCTACTGACACTCGACCAACGTCCCTTAGAACAACGGCTTATGGTAGTGGACTTACATATGCAATTACACCTACAGATGCGTCTGGCGCAAATATAGGACTGCCTCTAGAAGATACAGCATCTTTAGGTACAGATCCTAGTACTGGATTTACTATTGTTAATGACGTATTTAAATTTCCAGCAATAGACGCAGCAAACTATCCTACTATTGCTCTTGCAAACTTAACTGGTCTTCCGGTTATAAATGTAGCAGCTGCAGCACCCGCTCCAGCAATTATTAGACAGGGTTTTGCATTAAACTTTGCAAATGGATATGGTTCTACTTTTGTACCAGTAGGTGATTATATTAGTGGATTGCATAGTGCTATTAGGTATTCTTCTGTCGTTGATACAAATGGTGGACCATCCACATTTTCTAAAACTGGTTACACTGCACCGGCCGATTCAAAAGGATTGCAAAACTATAACTTTGCAAGAAATCAACAACAGGGACCAGCTGGACTAGGACTTAGAATATCAAGAATTAGGCACAGATCTGCAACTGGTACAGATAGTATTTTAATTTTCAATAAAGATGTACAAATCGTAAATAAAACAGAAATAGCAGCTTCTGTAAATGCTAACGGTGATGCAAGAGAACTTCCTATTGTTTCTAGTGTTGCAGTATTTACTCCTACATCCGCTGCCGCAAAACAACTAGTAGCAAGTCGTAGACAAAGAGTAATTTATTTTACAGATGTGATTGCAAATTATACGGGTGCGGTTCCATCTATTACTGCTGGTGATGCAACGGCTGGTAAATTACATGTCCAAACATTAGCTTTAAACGCCGGCGCACCAACTTCTGCACAATCAACTTTAATACCCTTGCCTGGATCATCAAGTGGTGGTTCTACAAGTGGATATGTACTAGAGTCTGCCGTTTCTGGCGATAACAGTTTCGCAATTACAGTAGCAGGAACTGGTATTTTAGATATGAAAGTTGGCGAAGTTCTTGGTACTGCTGGAATTAATACCGCAGCAAGTGGTACTGATATTGCAGCAATTCAAGTTACTGCCATTGTCGATACATTTCCAGAGGGCGATCAATTCATATATGAATATGCTTGGGAAGGTGCTGGATTTAATAACGAATACACTAACTTCTATGGTAGAACTGGTACATCCTCAAATCCACTATTTGAAGTAAACAGATTGAAAATTTTTGTTGATGGATCTGAGGCTGATGCTGCTGTAATAGGACAGAATTATTCTATAGATAATGAAGGTGATATTGTATACGGTACTACAAGTAGTAGTTTAGAATATTTTGGTATTGAGATACCAATGTATGCATATTCACTGGCCACAGATACTTGGAGATTTAATCAACCTATCGAAAATGGTACAGTTGTGAAAATCAGTTATGAAAATTATTCAGATGTAGAAGAACGTGATACTGGTAAATCTACATACCTAATTAGAGTACCAGAAGACAGAGACATTCCTAATATCTGGAACGATATTCATAAAGTTTCTAAAGGTATTTATAGGTTCATTGTTAGAGAAAGTGATGTATTTAAACCTTGGGATTTCCATGTTTCTGCTGTTATACCACAAATTGACAGTCCAGCTTGTATCAACCCAGTAGAACAGTTATCTATTACTCAAGATAAAACAGTAATTTTCAACTTCCCAACTCCACTTGCATCGCAAAGATTTATCTATAGTGATGCCGAAGCGGATTTAATTTGTATTGCTGGTGCTGATAGCTCCACTCAGGGTGGTATTATTAAAACTGCTGCGACCAAATTTGATTTGGATGGACAACACCAATCTAAATTAAAAACAGTAATGTTGGATAATGGGGGAAATATTACACAAACCGTATCTCCTTCTTCTAACTTTGTGACTGCAACAGGTGCCGGAGAACAACTCAATTTCAGAAGAGAATATTTCTGGCATAATACAAAAAAATCTGATACTACCACAACTGCAAATGATACCACTACAAATAGTTCAATTAGAACTTATATGGGTATGATGAGTACAAAACCATTTGGTAACGGTATGAGAATTTTTATGCTTACTAGAGGTGGACCTATTCGTCCAGAATATTGTGATTATACACCAAGAGATGTTGTTGCAATGGAACAAAATTTCCCTGCATCTCCAGTTCAGGGTGCCATAGCATATCTAGGTGGACTAAAATATATC